CTATCGTACCATAGCTCACCTTCTACAACACTGGGACTATTCCCAGCGTAATTAGTAACCGCTGTACCAACGTCTTCTTTATAAGTTGCCATGATTATTTACTCTTCAGTAACCAGCCCTGAGTTCCATCTGTGTAGACTAAAGTGTTTGCGGCTCTTTCAACTGAAACTGAAAGATCTGCTGTTGCCCCATTAATTTTTTCACTGTTTCTTCCAATAGTTAAAGGGTAAGTGTCAAAAGTACCTGCATAGTCTATAAACGAAACTTCATCGCCGATTGTTGGTGATGAAGGGAGAGTCAAAGTAAACGATCCACCTGTTGTATTGCAAAATACACCTTGTCCAGCTACTGCTGTATAGTTTCCTGTTTTAACTGATTGCCATGAAGTTCCACCTGCGTCGGCTTCTTCCCATGATAATACTCCACCTGTTGTTGATTTTAAAAGGTAGCCGTTTCCTCCTGCTACCCCTGCTGGCCACGTCAAAGTATACGACGTAGTTGTACCTGATGCTTTCTGACCTATATATTGACCACCTGAACTATCTTGTAATCGTATTTCTTTCTGAGAACCGATGTTTAATCCAGTAGATGCATTCCAAATAAAATTTGAATCTCCACCAAAAGCTCCTGAATTATTAAATTGAATTTCTGTAGTTGATCCACCTGGAGATGTTGCAGCACCAAAACCAACATCATAAACTCCTGTGTTAGTTGATACACCATCAAAATATACTAACTTCCAACCTTTGTCATCACTAGCCCAAGTAACTGTTGCACCTGAACCTGAAGCTGCTTTTAGTTGTACTGTGTAAGCACCAGATGTGCCATTATTTATAAGATAAAAATTTTCTGTAAGAACAGGAAAAGTTACAACTCTATTTCCAGTTATACTTCCTGTAAATTTTATAACTCTTGTTGCAACAGCTGATCCTGTTCCACCATCTGTTTTATCAACAGCTTGTGTTCCAGCACCGCCAGCAATAGAAAGTTCTACATATCCACCAGAGATTTGCTCAATGATATTTAAGTTTGTATTTGTTTTTGTTCCCCATGTACCAGCGTTTTCGCCAGTTGCCATTAGTTCTACGCCAAGAGGTGTATAAGTTGATGCCATTGTTAAAATTCTCCTAGTTTATTGTTTTATATTGTTTATTTAGTTTTAAGTCAAACATAATTATGGTGTTAAAGTTGTGTATCCTGTTGTATTTTTTGGCGTCTTAGTTGAGTATCCACTAGCAGACGTTTTAGGTGTTTTACCAGTATATCCTGAACTTGTCTTAGGATCAAGTTTTCCATAATATTTTAATATTAATTTATCAGCATTGACCGTACCTGTAGCTGTTTGACCATCAAGGGTAAAGGTTAAATCTGTCTTAATTAAACTAAAAGAATTTACAGAACTAGTAGCTGTTTGACCAGCTAATGTTTGAAGAGTAACAGGTAAAGCTTCAACTGATCCTAATGCTGTTGTAGAAGATAGACCCGTCAATAAATGTGTAGGATTAGATGTAATCTCAACTGACCCAACAGAAGAAGTAGCTGACAATCCAGATAAACCCATTACATCAGCTGGTGCTAAAGCACCTATAGCACTTGTTGCTGATAAACCTGATAGACCTACTGAATGATCGTCTTCTGATAATAAACCTTCAGAAGAAACTAAACCTAAATTTGGAAGGGTAATTGTAGCGTTTGTTGAAACAGATGCAAAAGAATTTACAGAAGCAGTTGCACTTAAACCAGTTATACCTACTACGTCTGCTGGTGTAACAGTTCCTAAAGATGTAGTAGCTGATAAACCAGATATATTAAATACTGCTGACTCAACAGTACCCCAACCATTTTGACCCCAGTTAAGTGTACCCCAACCAGGTTTTGTTTCTACTGTTAAAGCTCCAATTGAAGTAGTTGCTGATAAACCAGTAAGTGTAAGAATAGGTGTATCACCCCAAGCTTGATAGCCCCAAGTTTCACGACCCCATCCTTCTTGAATAGGTGTAGCTTCGTTCCAAGCAGCCTGACCGTAAGTTAGTCGGCCCCATCCTGATGAAACGTCGGGCACGGTGACCCCCCTATGCTATCTGAATTATTGCGTTTCCTGCAGTTTGCGCTGGAAATTGAATTGTAAAAGTACCACTGGTTACAGTTTTATCTGCACCAAAGTTAATTGCACAAACAGATCTGTTTGCAGTAAAACCTGTTATTGAAGTTGTGTTATAAATTAAACATCCTCTTGCAGTAAATGAAGCAGATGATCCCCAAGTTGTGTCAGCAAATTTTACACATGCTGTATCACCAGATAAAACTGGATCAGCACTTGCTGATAAAGTATTTCCACCACCAGTATAACCTGATGAAGTTGTTGTAACTTCGTATGTGTTTGTTGGATCAGCAGTAGCATCTGAAGGTGCAGTATATGCTGTTGTAGATTTACTTAGTGTTGCTGAATTACTTGAATATAAAGCTATTTTAAAAGTGTTACCTGTTGGTGCACCACTTGAATCATTAAAATTATGTCCGCCTTGTAGAATTTCTACTTTAAATGAATTACATATTGCCGATGTTATTGCCATAAAAATCTCCTAATTATTGAGGCGCTGACTCGATTGGAATTCTGATTGTACCATCCGTGTAATCGTCTCGTCTTCTTCTTCCAAGTTGCATTGCTGCAAACTTTTGTAGTTCAGTTTTATACTTCTGCTCGTATAATGTCAACATATCAGTTGGACCTTTTAAAAACCCATAAGCCTCGCACAAACATGCATATAGCAGTCCTTGTGGGAAGTAATTACTTATGTAAGTTCCGCCAGTAGCACTCTCTAAACCAGTTGGCATAGCATTATAATGAATAATATATTTGTAATTAGCGTCTGGTGTAGGAGCTACATATACGGCTCCTGACGTAGCTGTGCTAGTTCCAGTAGTAGCACCACCAAACATAGAATAATACTTAGGAAGTCCTGTTGTATCTTGTGCTGCAACACCTCCTTCAGTGCCTGTTAATTCTCCAACATACTCAGATATAAAAGTTTGATCACGTCTTTCTAACCATACTCCTTCTCCTGTAGTAGCTGTTGTTGAATCATAGACTTGAATACCTCTAACAAATAACAAACCAGTAGGCATTGTAATTGAATTAAAATCTGTAGCAAATTGTGCTTCTGCTTGAAGTCTATCTGAATCCATTGGACAATCTAAATTAATTCTGTGTTCTGCATTACGAAGAAAACCATTTATAACAGCAGCAGTAAAAACATTACTATCTACTTCTGTGTAATTTCTAATATCTGTTGTTAAATCTGAATAACTATATGCCATAATTAAGCTCTATCATTTATAGGTCCAATTGTACACTGAAAACCGCCTCCTGTTGCTGTGCTTGAAGCATTCGATACCAATGGTACTGTTATAGAATTATATTGTGTTTCAGTTGCTGGTTGAGCCCCTGTTTGAATTGTTGTTCCAATAGCAGTTGCTAAATAAGATCCAAAAACTTTTGCTCCACTATTATGTGTAGTTGCTGTAGTATTAGATAAAGTTATTCCTTTAAATGGTGCAGCTGTTCCACGTGTGCAGCCTGTTAAATCATTACTAGATTTACCTGTGTATTGAATTACTTCATTTAAATATTTTCCATAATTAGTTGTGTCTGGAGTTGTATCAATTTTTTCTATCATAATAAAACCAGAAGTCGGAAACTCAGTTGCATCTGTTAAAGTTATTGTCGTAGCAGAATTACTTATATTTCCGTTTAATGTAGTTTCTAATTGTAAAGTAGAAATAGCAACACCACCCACGGGTTCTTTAACAGATTGAAATCTAACATAACTAGTTCCATCATTTATTTGATTTGATGGATAAGATACACTTAAAGTTCCAGATGCAGCAGTAGTTGTAAAAGGATTGTTAGGTAAAATATCTTGAACTGGAAATTCTACTCTAGCCGGTCTTGCATGCATTAAACCTTGTGGATCAGCTCCTACTGGATGTGGTTCTAATTGTGGTTGCTTAGGTTCAAATTCAGAAATATGTACCCACGCACCAGTCCACTCTTTTACCATTTCTCGATATGGAAAAGCTACACCTGATCTGTCAGATATTGCTAATGCTCTACTACCTTTTGCAAACCTAGCCATTGTTAATCTAGCTGACCTTTCATATAAGATAAATCAGGGTTTTCTTTTAATTTTTTCATTATTTTTTTATGTGTTTTATGAAACTCTGATTTTCTATGTTCTTTTAATCCTTTAGCTATACCTTTTCTAACATTAGGATCTGTATCCATATAGCCTTTAGTTTTTTTACCTGTTCCTTTTAAAGATTTTTTCATCACTGCACCTAATATTTTTCCTGTTAGTAATGACATATTTTTCTCCTATATATTTGGATAGTATGTCTTCGGAGTAATGTATGTGCTAGCTGGAGAACCATCTTCTGATAATGCTCTTGCTAATTCATCCTCGTACAACAACTTCATCTCCTGTGTTCTTTGTGGTGCAAATTTCATAGATAAATAATATGACAATCCTGAAATCATACACGGTATAAATCTAAAAGGTGCATCACTTGCGTTAGTGTATGCTCCTGCATCTTGAATTCTTTTTACATAATAAACGTTTAAGTAATTTGATGCAGCAGTTGCGTTAGGCATAGGATAAATAGTAA